CGTACTCTCTATGCTGTTATTCAGTCAAGGGATGCTATCGTAGGTATTCCTTTTGATAGCGAGCGTCAGATCACGGTTGATCCCATGTCTGCAATGCTGTTCCTTTGTCGCTACCCGAAGAGGTTTTCACCTCTGTATGCGGATAAGTTGAGCGAGGCGGCCCTGGATGGGTTCGTTGATACTCAACGGCGGCTTAAGGCATTGCAGCGCCAGTCCTTTCCCCAATATATTATCGATAGGGTAAGGGACGAGGCATCTCATCTTCTGGAGTGGGATGCTCTCGAACGTGAACTCTTGGATGTTTCTATTAAGGACATCGTGTTCACTCCTGGCGTTAGCTTCGATACGAGCGCTAATCTCTTATCGAAGCTGCAGTCTTTGCAGAGGGAGCATGCCGAGTATTTTCGGCTGCCCTTCGGAATTCCTCTGGTCGCTTCTCGTGGTGTTGAGGAGCAGCAGTACTGGGGTAAGCTGAGTGACTTCGAGCGTCATGAAGTTCGCCTCATTGCTGTGCCGAAGAATTACAAGACTGCACGGGTGATTGCTCCTGAAAATGTCTATCGTCAGGCTCTTGCTAGACGGTATTTTAACATTTCAGATCGCTATCTCCCGGGGACTATTCGGTTACACGATCAGTCTCAAAACCAGACCTACGCTTACCAGGGTTCGTTGGATGGTGGCTTAGCCACTATCGATCTTCATGCTGCATCGGATTCTTTAACTCCGGTGCTGCTGTGGGATATACTCCCTGCAGATTTCATGAAGATTATGACCCGTATCCTGCCTACACACTATAGACGCGGGGACCATGTGTTCCAGCTTCATAGTGCAGCGACCATGGGTAACTCCATGACGTTTTGGTTGGAGAGCGTAGTGTTTGCATCTGTTGCGAAAGCTGCCGTTAGAGAATTCAACTTCTTTAGCGGTGAGAGCGATGAGACTGTCTCTGTATATGGAGACGACATTATCGTTCCGACAGATGCGGCTCCTACGGTGATGGAGTGGCTGGAGGCGCTCGGGTTTATCGTTAATCACGATAAGAGCTTCTTCGACCGTAATCTCCTGTACCGTGAGAGTTGTGGTGAGGAGTACTACAAGGGGATCAACGTCTCCTCTAGGTACTACCCCAGATTTCCTCTGGAAGGCCAGCTCGGTGGGAAGTTCTCCAACCGGCTGCATAGGGATGGGTTTACTGGTGCTACTATCGACACCATGGCATCCATTCTGGACCTTCAGCACAAGCTGTTCAGGCTGTGCGTACCGGCTTCTATGCTGGTATCGGAAATCGTCCGCGAAGCGGACCCGCGTATGACTTCTTCAACTCCGGAAATGGGTCTTCAGGACTTATGGTCTTATGAAGATTCCCCCAAGGAGATTCCTGCTCCCGCTGGCGAGTTCGTCGACGGTAAGCTGGTGAAGAAGTCGGTCAGGACGCTGGAGTTACGTGATGGCAGCTCGTGTGATTTGACCCGTTATGGGCACCTCACAGCCGTCACCCAGTATCCCGACCCTAAGAAGACTGGACCCGAGGACGAGATCTTGGTTGCCTTATACAACTACGATCAATTCCTCCATTATGGTCCACGCTATGAGGACAAGCTCAGTGAATTGCTGGGCATCTCCTCACCTCCGCGAACCCTTGCGGAGTCTCGCTCTTCTGGCGAGGTTAAGTGGGTCTACGTAAAGTAAGCCTGCAAGTGTCGGTTAGCAGCCGGCGCGACCCGAGCTAGTTTAATTACTAGCCGTCCAATGTGAGCCATTGGG